TCGAATACTTGACGAATTCTTTTGGGTCGATTGTAAAGTGATCTTTCTCTTTACTTATATTCTCCAAAGGAATAAATTTTGGTCCATCTATTACTAGTCCGCAACCTTCCCTTGGTGCCTCTTTTGCCATATGAGAATATATCTCAGGTAAGAGGTTACTTAAACTTTCTTGCACCTGGAAATCCTCCATAAGGCAATCTTAGTTCTGAATCTTTTGTAGCTTTTCCTGTGCTACTTGCAGTTCCTGAATTTATAGGATTGAATCCGAATCTACATTTACAAGAATTTAATCTTTTGCCGCAGATGTCGCCTCTTTCCCAATAATCAGTATTTGCATCACTTGGAGCCACTTGACTTCCACCTGACGCTTGTGTTCTTTTTGCTTTCCATAATATATTATTATGTACTACATAATCATTATATCTATCATCATTATATGCATAGTAAGCATTTGAATTTGCATATGTTCCAAACACTCTTATTCTATGCCAATCTGTACTACTATCAGAAGGAGTAGTACTTGTATCTCTAACTGCTTGCCAGTAATTTATTAAGTTACCAGTAGTGCTAGTATCTAGTGTTCCATCTGCTTTTAGTCTAATAACTCCACCTGCTGATCCATTTGAGTAAGCAACTGTAGTTTTATTATAGTCATCTGCACTTGCGCTACTACTAAAAGTAGTAAATGTAGTTCCAGATGTAATTACATATTCATCATCATAGTTTACATATACAGTATAAACTATACCATTTAGATTATATTTTCCTTGACTATGCCAAGTACAACCACCTATTTGATTAGCAATACTCTTTGATGGACTTGCTCCTTGATAAATCCAACTACATGCATTGTGTCCTACTTGTCTATATGGTAAAGTTAGTCCTTCTACTTCAAAAGGAGTTGTAAGTTCAAAAGCAACTTCCATTGCATTTCTAGTTTCAATTCTATCAATAATATAAACTTGTCGAGGAAACTCAGTTGCTGGATTACTACTATCTCCACTTCCATTATCTAAATATTTCTTTAGTGTTCTTCTTCGTATTAATTTTTTACCAAGTAAATTATTTAAGTCTACTCCAACTGCTGTTTCAAAAGTATTCAGTACATTTGCAACTCTAAGAATGGGTCTTGTTGAAGGCCCTGTTGAAGTATGTTGTAAATCTTCAATTGATATTGGAAGTATTTCATACTCTCTGATTGTTCCAGGACTATCATAGTCTCTAAAATGTAGAGTACTATCGTCTGCTTCACCACTTCTTACAAAATACTTTTTATCTCCTGCATCATTATATTCTAATTCAAATAAGTTAATAAATGCAGAAGGTTGTTCTAAACTTTGTAATTGTCTTATTGCTATTTTCTCTGCCATTATGCCTCGTATACTCTCTCAAAAGTTGCTGAAAGACTATAAAAATTATCATAGTCCCATGTTTGTTGCCAAGATTTACATACAACTTTTATTGTTTCATTTGCGTTACTATCATCTATTGTCATTTGAAACTTTGACACACCACCAAGACTTTCAAAAAATGCAACTATGTCATCTATTTCTGCCTTTGGTCGAGTATTAAAAGTAACTGCCATAGTTTGCTGTAAATTATTTATACCGTTTGCTATTCTTTGTTCGAAGCCATCACCATAAGTTATTGAATGAATAACAGGTGCATTTGATCTAGTAAATCCTTTATCTACAGGAACGCCTGCAGAAAATCCACTTATATTTGCTCCACTATTTTGAAATATTGCTGTTGCCATTATTTACTTAAAACTCCTCCAGGTCTCTTTTCTCTTTGAATAATTTCCATTGTTGCCACTTGTATCATGTTACCTAGTGCTTTTGCTTGTTCTGGACTTTGTCCGTTGCCTTCTGTTCCGCCGTTTACATTTACAGTAATATTATTTACTCCACCGCCTTCACCTTTTAATTCTACTGGAATACTTCTACTGTTTCCAAGCGGTACGACTGCCTCTGTTCCGTGAAGTGTTGCAGCGTATCCTGAGTCTGGCCCCATTGCTATACCACCTCTTGCATATGAACGATATCCTGGTGATGACATAATACCACCACTTCTTCCCAGGGTACCTAAATTAA